TACGGCGTTAAGGTCATTTCTTATCCTTAGCGAACAGCTCAACTGAGCCGACGTCTACCTCTCCCGCGAGAAACTCCTCGTACGTGGGCAATTTCCCTCTCATTGGAATGAGTAGCGGAAACCCACGATCAATATGCCTCACACGTTGCATAAACACTTTGGCACCACCCACACTTCTGGAAAGAACCCCAGACTCGCCGCCGTACAAGTACGGTTTAAAGTCTGGGGCATCTTCCCTGGTGGCCGAGATGGCTAAGTGAAAGCGCATAGCAGCGCGTGAGCTCGAGAAAATCTCATAACCCGTCCTCCATTTCCAAGCGGCTAATTCAGCCAAGTTTTCCTTCTTCTCCTGATCATCCAAAAGATCAGGATCGACATACTCACAAGTGAGGGTCAATCCATTCTCTATTTTCAGACTAGGTACAATCCGGTTACTCGGCCCAAGTCGCAATCCAAATTTCTTTGTCGCTCTGTACGCCAATGGGCCTCGAAAACCCAAATCGTGCGTAGTCAGACCTAAGGGTCTAATTTTTCCTATGTTCCAGCTAAACCAGGCTAAGGCGGCGCGATACCGCAATGACCCCTTAAGCCCGGCAATAAAATCATAAAATCCCTTCGAAAGAGTGTCCAAAGATTCCGACTCACGTAACATTCCCATTCGGACAGTCGCAACTACACGATAGAAGGCGCCGAAGCGCCGACAAAGTGTAGAATTAAGCGAACCGAACTCCGGTGAAACGGAAGTCTTCGTCTTTTCCACTTCAAGAGAGAGTGAACTTACTACATCCATCCAGCGCGCACTGAAGTGCGGGCCAGACCGGAATAGTATGTCATCTCCATTGATCAAACACGGGAAACCCGAATTGTCGATCCCAACAGACTCGCCTGCGTACAAGAAAGCGATTCTATTCTGCAGACAAAGCAGTGGGAAAGACAAAAAGGACCCCATCATCTGACCTCTCGTCGGAACAAATTCATCTATACCGTGCTCAAAGTTGAACAACACGGGACGCAAGATTTTCATGGCGTATGCCTTCATAGAACCCGGCACAGAGACCGTGGACCTGAGCAACTCGTCGAGAATGGCCTCGGCAACCTCTATCGAAAGGTTGTCCGTGGCACTCTTGTAATCCCCTGAAGTCAAAGTTTCGCCTTCAACAAAAGAAAAACCAGCGCGCTGTAGAACGTCAGTTGTAAAATCGCCACGGCATAGCCACTTCTCGCGCGACAGTCTATCATAGATCGCTTTGTGAAGCGGTCTCAAGTGTATCGCGTCCGCCGAGAATTTGCTAAGGGGCCGGGGTTTGCCGGCGCTTTGAACGACAGTCAGAGCCGAAGACACTCGCAAAGGACGGGTCGCCCCGTCTAAGCAAGTGCTGAGAAACTCATGATGTCTGAATCGACCCCGACAATCGTCGGGGTGGGAAACAAAGCCGTGCAAACCGCCCGCACCGCGGCGATTTTCCAAACATGCTGACAAAGAAGGATCGGTGTTCATCACGCAAGACTCATAGGAACCGGAATCCCACCCGTGAGGGAACAGGTTCCGAACGATCCTACGCGCAAATGCGATGTAACCGCGTGGTAAGGAGGGTGGTGGAGACTGGAAATGGTTAGCGACGGATGAAAGTAAAGGGGCTTCCATACACCGGCATGACGCCGGCTGTAGCTTCTTGATTGAATTCCACGCGAATTCTGACTGTTGGTCCACGGCAGGACTGGCAGACAGATAGCGCTTCGTTTCCCTACTAAGGTCGACAC